AAGGATATTTCGGATATCCGTTTTAGTTATCCTTTTTAACCATTCTGGCATATACTTTGTTTTTAAATTCTTTAATATTTTTGTACGCTCCGGGGATGTTTTTAATAGTTGCAATTATATTGTAAACTATCGCAATGTAAATTAATACATCATGCTTAGTAAGCATTGCAAATAAACCTAAAACCCACACGCTCAAAAATTCAAATTTTGCATTCATATCACAATATTTGCAGCACGTTGAAAAATATCATCAACCTCGCTATCGTTTAAATTTAGTATTGATTTAATCATTGTAACCGTAGGGCTGTTTCTTTCCGTTGTGCTTCCGTTATTCCACGCCCTATCAGCATAGGTTTTTTGAGGCTCTTGCAGCGTTGCAATGGCATTAGTTACATTCGCCTCCAAACCATCAACGGCAAGGATAGCACGAAGCCTCCATGTAACTACATTATACCACTCAGGAGCTTTCGCCCTGCTTATTTCGGCAAGTGTAAAATACTTTTCGTACCCATCGAGTATTGGCACCTCCCATTGTCCGTTCTCATTTTGCGTAGGGTTGCAATAGTTATTAGTACCGTCACCCTTTCATTAAGCTGCCACGCTTCTTCGTATGTTTTGAATTTAATATAAAGCATATTTTTGGTTTATTCTGTCAGATAAAGCGATTGCATCTGTTGATGTCATTGAATAATTGAAAGCAATAATTTCTGCAATCGTTCCTATTAAATTACCGGCAGCAATATTAAAAATTCTAAACAAAGAAAAATAATCAAAAACACTTGCAGTATTTGTCCCTGTAGTTTCAGAAACACCATTTATAATTACATCAGTCTTTGTAATTATTTTTATTCTTGAGTTTAAGCTCTCTGTAGTACCTTGCAAAACCATATTATTATTAACTGCCGTCCCAAAGCCATTAAAAGCAGCTCTTGTTCCACCATCTGCCAACCCATCATATTGAGCTGCCGTATTTATTCCGATAATACCATTAACAGTATTTTGAGTATTTACTTTGCTTACAATTGCAATCGTATTATTCCCGATATATCTTAAACCAGATCCTGCTTGAGCAATCATAAACCTTGCATTATCTTGCGCCTCTACGCTTGGTAAATTATTAAAATTAGCATCATTGAGTATAAATCTTGGCTGATTGCCAGCCGTATCTTGTATAAATGTACCTCCACCAACACGCTGCTGCCATCTACTTACCGCACCTAAATTAGTTTGAGTATTTAATCCAAAAGCAGCATCTAACCAAAAGGAAACCCCACTAAACCCATAAGCAGAATTACTGCCCTGAAAGTTTAAATTAGGGAATCCCTTAAATTGGTCTGCTGAACTTGAATCTTGGTATCCTTTAAACATATTAAAAATCTCCTTTTGAGGCGAAAGCGTGAATGTTAGTATTTGCTGTTGTAGCTCCTACAAAGATTTTTTGTCCTGACTTTAATTGCAAATCGGGATAAATCAAAGTACCGCCAGCTGTTGCAACAGTTGTAGATGATGTAACCGCTGAATAAATCTGCTCATCATAAAGCCTTAAATTCGCTCCGCTTGTATCTGTAATAAACACCATAAAGATACCCGCCGTTGATGTCCCTACGTGCTTGTAAGATATACGGGTAACCTTAGTGCCATCAGTAGCAGCCGCAATCAACTCTACAAGGTTAGTAGTGGTTGCACCGCTTTTATCAGTGGTTGCAGTTGTAATAACCGCCCTTGTCGTTTCAGGTAATAATGCGAATACTGGCTTTGTATTTTGTGCCATCTTTTTTTATTTTAATAGTTATTGAATAAATATAAATCACTACCAACAGAAGATCCACCCAAAGCGGCAACGGTATAAACACCCGCCACCCTTTGATATAAATCACCTGCAACGGTATCTAAATAAAAATCACCGTCAAAACCTACTGAATCATCGGGCAACCCTGCCCCGTATCTAATTTTTGCTATTGTCATAATGTTATCCAGTTTGCGCCTGTACTCATTAATTTTAGCGACTCATTACCGCCTATCTTATATGTCAAAGCTCCGTCTATTGTTTGCGTTCCGTTCGGATCTATTGTTATCAGTCCGCTGCCGCTGTTCTTCACTATATATACCTTACCTTGCACCCCTACCGCCGTTGGCAGGTTTACGGTAAATGTTCCGCTTGTGCAATGGATAACATAATCAGATGCGAGGGCGTTGTATGTTGTAGTTTGTGCCGTGTAAGCGAAAATACTCTGATTCTTATTTTCCCAATACCCTAAAGTAGAGTTGTATCTTATTATGTCATTATTCGCAATGCTTGTAATCCTAATGTCATGAAGCTCGTCTAATTTTACTCCGTTTGCAGGCTTAACATATATTAAGCCATTACCTGCATTCGCACGCTCCACAACACCAACAAATACGCTATGTTTTGGTGCTTGTGGCTTATTCTTTGTAAACCCACCCGGGACGCTATCAAGCCATAGAATATCCCCCGGATTATATGCACTTAAATTAATCCCGCTAATCTGCCCCTGTGTTGTAATCCATCCCGCTTGCCCCGCTGCGATATTCGCCCTAACTATTCCTAAAGTCTTCGAGCTGAATGTGTCGCTTGTATTCTTTGCTAACTTTACCGATGCCCTGTCGCCCTGCGCCCCAAAGATATACACCACTTGACCTTTTGTAATCGTAACCGCTTCAGCATTGGTCACGTAGGCTTTTACTACGGTTGCAGTGTCGTAATTTCCTATCGGTTGATAGGTAGCAGCCGCCACACTTGAGCGAAGGTAAGGGCTTAGCATTGCCGCCGTGTCGGTATATTTTACCCGCTCATTTATCCGGTTGCTTAATGAAGTTGTATCGCTTGAGATAGTGCCTAAGTCAATTACTCCATTATCATCCGTATTGTAGGTAGTTCCGTTTACTTTTACACGTTGAGTTAATGTTCCAGATGAATCAGGTATAAATATCTGTGATATTTGATTTCTGTTTGAAATAAATCTCAAATCTTTTGCTAATGCTGATCCACTACTATACCTTGTCAAACCTAAATCATTAATGAACAAATATGAATTATCAAATGTGTTTCTTAATTTTATTTCACCACTTGTATTTTCAGCACCAGCAAAATCTAAACTTGTTATAGATACCGCTGTTTTACCTAAAGGTGTTTTAATATTTAAACTATCCGTTGTTGTATTCCCAGCCGTTGTAACCTGCTGCAAGGTAGGAGTTACAACATTTGCACTTCGCAAATAAGGCGAAAGCATTGCCGCCGTATCGGTATATTTTACCCGCTGATTAATTCTATTGCTAAGGCTCGAAGTATCTAAAGATGCACCAACCGCCCGCCACTGGCTACCAGTCCAAATATACATCGAACTATCTGCAAGGCTGTAACGAATGCCACCAGTATCCCTCCCCGTTGTGGCTGTAACCTTCGGGATATTCAAATTAGTATTAAACTTACCTCCGCTCCACTGATACCAGTTATTGAATATCGTGTAAAGCTTCCCATCAACGGTTTGCCCTTTGCCTGTAAAGGATAGCAAAACCAATAATACACTAAATATAAATTTGCACATTCTCTCCTTCATTAACGCCGCCATGGATTGTTATTGTTTTAGTTCCTGAATTAAATGAAATGTAACGCCTGTCATCCCTTACCTGATATGTCAAAATTAACCCATCTATAAATACCAAAGGTGGCACAACAAGGCTATTATTTGTGAAGTCGGTATCGTCTTGCTCCATCGGCTCACCATTACCTACTATAAAATCAATTATTTTACTCATTCGACTTGGGTTTATAAATATCGTATCGTTTTCAGGTAGCTCATAATTGCTTGGTAAGTCGCAAACATCGTAAAGAAACGGAAATTCCAAATCAATACTGAACACAACACCCGCCAAAATATCCGCTTCTTTGTCCTCAAAAAATTCAAAGGTCGTAGAGCGTGTAAACCGCCACGGCTGTTTTTCCCATCCTATTTGACCTAACAAATCATTCGCCACCTGCTCCATGTCGCTTTGCACCTCCAGCTCCGTTGTATGCAAAACAATATCCGCAACCGTTACAAGCACAGTATGGGTTTTGATTTTACCCTCCGTTGTGCTATTGCCCATCGTCATGAACACCGCCGGATAGGTAACATCTTTTACCTCGTTATGTAAAAAGTAATCAGCATTTACGACCTTTGCCGTCCTTATTTGCCGGTGGTCGGTTGCTATCTTTTTTAGTTGTATTGCTATTTGGTTTCTGGTCATGCTTTGCGAAATAATCTTTTAATTTTTTAATAGTCTTTTTACTATACATTTTTAAACGGTTTTTGGCAATCTTCGCAGTTCTTAAATTCATCATAAGGCATACCTAAATAAATACCGGGAAAGTATGCGTCACGCTTCGGCACTACCGTATCGGCACGGCTGCCCGGATTGATATATAAAGGGAACTTTGCGTTATTGCTTTCCTCAACTAAATACTTGACCAGCCTTTGACCGTAATATTCAGCACGGCTTTTGAATTTATTTTTTAAGTCAATAAGGTCGCTCATGCTTACATTTTCGCTCCCTTCGTTCGTCTTTTTCAAAACACCTTTATTCCAATATTGATGGGTTAGGGTATCGGTAAGCTCCGCCACTACGTAATAAATAAGGCAATCCCTTACATAGCTTTTTAGAAGCGTTATTTCGTCCGCTGTCAAATCATTATCCTCAATCCCAACCTGCAAGCGTTCGTAAAGTCCTGAGCCTAATAATGGCAAAATATACATATCCTGACAAACCTTTATTTCAGGCACAATCATTTTGCTATCAATATTGGAGTGGATTTGCGTCCGCTCATAAATATTCTCAGGGCTTATGAATAAAGTATCTCTCATTTTTTATTTTTTACGAATAACGAAATTTTGCACCCAACGATGTCTGCATGATGGGGAGTGTTGCCCATCCGGCTTAGTCCACCAACCGCCACGCCTATCCCATACGCTGTAACCTAATCTCATGCTCATTGTTTCAATATCGGCACGGGAAAAGAATTTTTTTAACCCCAAAAGTCTACGGCAAAAATCACGGTTGCGGCTGTCTTCGGGACCTTCATAACTATACATTATTTTTTGCTCATAGGTACGTGGCTTTTTATCGGTAAGCTCACTCAAAGGCTCCGGCATGGTGCGCTCAATGATTTCATCAACGCCTATCTTTTTAACGGCTGCAACTATTAACCCACCTTCTGCAAGGCTCTCGATAATATCCGAAACCTCATCAACAGGCATTTTCAAAGCCTTTGCAATCACTTCCGGAGTAATCCTTTTATCCTTTTTTATAAGGTCTAAAATATTAACCTCCTTTTGTGTTAGCTCTTCCTGAAAATTGAATCGAGGGCGGGATGCAATTACATTGTAATTATCTTTGCTCTCTCCATGCGCCGCAAATTCCGCAAGTAATAATTCATCGTTATCCTGTGCGCTAAACTCCATATCGTTATCTATGGAAAGCATTACATTAATCTCTTCATCACTTAA